ATATGCTTCAGCGAACAAAACAGCTGCCGTTTGGACGAAAGCAGATGGTTCACCAGGAACTGACTCGGATTACGATCTTCTTATGACGTATAGAGAAACCCTTAAGAAAGGCTTGAAGGATGCTAGAAAAGCTGGAAGGCCGGCGACTGTTCTTTTAGCTCCTTCAGTGGATGAAATCGACATCAATGAAGCTGTTGGTAGGATGACATTGACTTCGGGTAGGATTCTTCCTGCACTTACTGATATTACAAGCTTCGTTTACTACGATGGTTGGACAACAAAAGTCGGCGGAAAGACTTACACGTATGAAGGAGTTCCTACAACAAAGATCTATTTGATTCGTCCACGAGGTGGATTCAAGGAACTTGTAAAACACGATCTTCAAGTTCAGTCGAATTCAGGTGATTTGTCTCGTTTAATTAGTGCTCAAGTTGTTGGAGTTGCTCGTAGAGGAATCTATGCAGCGTTAGCTGAAAACGTCCAGGAATTAACAGTTCCAGCAGCATAAAGATTACATGGGAGGTGTTATTCAATGGACCTGACATATTTGCGATTGATAATTGATGAGAGAATAGCTTCAGGTGGCACAGAAGCTGACACATCTTTTACCGATGAAGAGCTGACTGTAATTGCAACTCAATGTGAGAATGACCTCTATTTAACTGCAGCTGAAGCGTGGAGAATAAAAGCTGGCCTTCTTCAAGATAGAATAGCGAATTATTCAATAGGCTCGGAGTCAGTTTCATACGTGTCTCTTCGTGAAGCATACGATCGCGCAATAGCTCTATCGATAGAATATAAAAAGCGAGCTAGCGTTGAAGCCAATGCTTCTAGAGCGTTCTCTCAAACACCTCCTGATGTATTGCATTCAGAGGATGACGATGATGAATGAGGTTGAACGTTTACGAGCTGATGTACAACATATTATTAATGAAAATGCTGCTGAGATTCAGATTACAAAAAGAGAATATATTGACGATGGATCTGGAGGCAAAACTGAAGTAGTCACTACTGCTACTGAATTTACTGGAAGAATTTTTTCGACAGCCGTTAAACCTGCAATAGACATAATTCAACCAGCAGGAATACAGCATCGAAACGAATATAAATTAGTTGCTGCCTTTAACGCTGAAATAGCAGAAGCAACAGAAAACGTTAAGCAAACGTTTACAGTGGATAGCATTACATATCTCATTACCGAGCTTGCTATCATAAAATATGCAGGAAGCATTATTTCAAAGGAAGCTATATTAATGAAGGTGAGCTAATGGCTGGTGCAAACGAAGTAAACGCTAAGTTGACTGAATATGCATCAAGAAAAGTGGCTGGACTTTATATTTTATGCGATTCTTTAGGTAAAGAAACTCTTGAAGCTGAGGCGAAACGGAATGCGCCTTGGACTGATAGAACAAGTAATGCTCGTCAAGGATTGCATGGTGGAGCTGAGTTTGATGGCAGCGACATTGTTATTTATGTTGCTCACACAATGGAGTATGGTATTTATTTAGAGTTAGCTAATGCAGCTAAATATGCAATTCTAATGCCCACCATAGACAAAAATCTTGAGCATATAAGGAAAATTGTTACGGATTATTGGAAGAGTGTTGAATGAGAACAGAGATTCGAGCAAGATTACTTTCACTAGTTAGTAATAGAGTTTATCAGCCATTTGCACCAACTAAAGATACTGTGAAACCCTATATTGTTATTCGATTTGGTGTAGAAGCACCGAGCAACGTTCATTATGCATATCGAAAAATTGTTCAAATCTGGCCTTATGTAGAACGGGCAACGTTTGCTACTTTGGATAGTCTCATAGCAGATATTATTGAAGCTCTAAAAGAGCCGATAGATACCGTCCCTTTAACGTATGAAGGAACTGTCGGTCAAGAATACTTTGACCCAGACTGGCAAGCCTTAACACAAGGCTTAGAATTCTCATATGCCACAATACACGATTAGGAGGTAAAAATGGCAGAACAAATTAAAAAGGGGTATTTGAGAGGTGTTAGAGGACTTCTCGTTACTCCACTGAATGCTGATGGTTCGCTTCCTTCAGTAGTTGCTGAAGTACCGGCGACTGCAGATACAGGAGCAGGTACCAGTCTTATTACATGGACTGCAAAAGCAGGAATGGGAGATTCTGGAAATGATATTATCGTTGTTCTTCAAGATCCTGGTGCAATCAGCCAGAGCTTGTTAGTTACCGTTTATCAGAAAGCTATTCTGGTTGACCTTGCAACTAATGGAAGTGGTGTGATTACTACAACCGCTACGTTGCTTAAAGCTGCTATTGCGGCTAATGCAGAAGCGTCTTTACTTGTAACTTGTTCAGGTGCAGGTGCAGCCGGACTTATTGAAGATGAAACGGCTCATCTTATTGGCGGCTCTGATCAGCAAGGAGCAAACTATTGGGTAAATACACCAGAAGAGGTAGGTTATACTGCAAAGGTTGAAGCCGGTGCTGAAGACACTTTAAGAGGTGGCGATCAGGTTTTAACATCAGTAAAAGATCCTGATATTGTAAAAGGAATAACACTTGCCGTTCGAGATGCTCGTTGTGATCTCAAGTTAGCTGAAATCATAGATGGCGGAATGCTTATTGAAGATGGCGGAGTAGTAATTGGATATACAGCTCCAACAATTGCTGCTCAAGCAACTCCAGTTCCTTTTAGAGCGAAAGTATATGTTCAATCCTACGACGAAACTGGCCATAGAGAAGCTTATCAAGAATACAATTTTGTTTACTGTATAGGGAAGTTAGGAAACATCACACATACAGACAAAGCTTGGGGTGCAGCAATATTCAACATTGATGCAAGCGAAAATCCATCAACATTAGCAAGTACTTATTCTAAACAGTTTGTAGCTGATCTACCAGCTGAAGCAAGTTAGTAATTTATAGCAGGAGGCTTAAAAGCTTCCTGCTATTTAAAGGAGGTTGTAATGGAAGAAAACAAAGTAATTTCACTGCAAGAAATTGAAGTAATTGCAAAAGGTGAGTTAGTACAAATTCCTGGTTGGAAAAAAGGAACGCTCATTACTGTAAGACTGAAGCCGATTGATATTACTCCTGAGTTATTGAAATTAAGAAATGGAATTCCGAATCCACTAAAAAAGGAAGCCCAAGAAGTATTCGAAGGAAAGAGCACAAATCCAGAAAAAGTTGGCGAGAGCATTCTTCAAAAAGCTGGAGTAATGGAGCAGCTTGACGCAATTGCAAAACTATCACTTGCTGAACCTACATATGATGAGATTCAAGCACGAATGCCTCTTGTGGTTGAACAAAAGCTAGCAATTTTCGATTGGGTGATGGGAGGTGTTCAAGAGTTGATACCGTTTCGTAAAGAATCCAAATCTGATGGTGGAGTTAGTACTGACAGCAAAAAGCTTCGGGATACGGCCAAGTAATTTAATAAAAGGTGTTTCAAATTACGTAGCTTATTGCTTTGATGTTGCTTGTGGTATTTATGATTTATATTTACAACAGGGTAAAAAACCGTTAGAGTGGGAGGATAATGAACTGTGAACTTAGGTAGTATTTGGGCTGAGATAAGAATCAAGACCGATCAATTACAAGCCGATGTTACAAGAGCACAGCAGCTAATAACTGCTGCCGAAAAAAGCACAGAAGCTGCTGCAACTAAAATTTCAGCAACAGCTCAAACGCAAATGGCAGCTTTTTCAGCACATATGGAAACTGTTGCAAATAAGATTAAGGCTACAGGCCAGAATATTTCAAAAATTGGAACTCCTCTTCTTATTGCTGGCGCAGCTACGACAGCTGCTATTGGATTACTAGTGAAGGCTGCTGCTGCAGGAGAAGTTGCAGAAACGAGACTTACAGCAGCTTTAAAAGCAACTAGTCAATATTCAGAAGAAAATGTAAAGAGTTTGATTAGACTTTCTGAAAGCATGGCAGATCTCTCAGGCATTTCGCACGATGCAATTCAACAAATGATGGGTTTTGGTTTGCAGTTAGGCTTTTCCGTAGAGCAAGTCGAAAAACTGACTCCTAAACTTCTTGATTTTGCAGCTGCTACAGGAACAGATCTTGAAACTTCAATAAAGATATCAAGAGCTGCAATGGAAGGCAATACAGGAGCTCTCTCTCGATATGGAATATACGTAGAAAAAGCAAAAGATGGAACTGTTGATTTTAATACCGTTTTGAATGCTTTTGTAAACTATGCAGGAAGTGCAAAGGCAAAAGGTGAAACACTCAATGGACAAATTGCTATTTTAAAAGAGAGATTTGATAGATTGGCAGAAACATTAGGAACAACGTTAATTCCTATAATAAAAGATTTGATTGATAAATATCTCTTGCCTTTAATCGATAAAATAACTAAGCTTCCACCACAGACTTTAGAAAACATAATCAAATTCACAGCACTTGCAGGAGTACTTCTGACTGTTGGTGGTACAGTAATGAAATTGACTGGTCTTGTATTATCACTTACTTCATCACTTATGTTGTCCGGTATTCCTAAAGCTATTATTGCTTTGCTAAGTTTAAATCCAGCTTTTATAGCAGTTGGAGCAGCACTTGCAGTTTTGACAGACCAATTCTTTACTGCTTTTGGTGAAAAGGGTGGAATTGTAGGTGTTATGGATGGGTTTAAGGATTTTGTAACTGCATGGTCAGGCTACATAGAAGATGCATTCGACTTTGTAACTGGAAATGCTGTAAGTGCTGCTTCAAAAATGGCTGGATATTCTGTAGGAATTTATGATCCTATTACGCAAAAGACAAAAGAATACTACGGAGAAAGTGCAACGGCTGCTAAAATGTCTCTAGATGCTCAAGATGAAATGTGGAATAAGCATAAAACTCACGTTGTTAATGCGATAAATACTGTGCAAAAAGTAATTGTGACAACAACTCAGGCTGGAATTGATTTAGTACAGAGAGCAGCGACGGTTTATGGACAGATTACATCAGAGCAGATTGATACTGAACTCGCAAAACTAGCAGTTGCTCAACAACAAAAAGAAAGACAGGCGTGGCTCAACACTGCAGCAGAAAAGCTTGCACTTGCACAAAGTGCTAAGAATGCTGCGGAAGAGGCTGTAGTTCGAAAAGAAATCCAGCAACAACTTGATGCTTGGCAGTATGAGGATACGGTAGATTCTTTGACTAAACGAAAAAATCTTTTAGATGCAGCAGCTCAAAAAGAAATTGAGATCAGAGAAAAAATCACAAATGCCAATCAAAAGGCAACTGATTTGATAGCAAATTTTGAAAGTAATTTAACTGAATATTTAAGAGATCTCCATCAACGTGAGATGGATT